TAAAGGGAAAATCAGAGTATAAGCAAAGGTATTATACGAAAGAGCGGGGAAGTACCCCGCCCTTTTTATGTATGTTTTAGTTGCAGCCACAGCCACAGCTGTTGTTGCCGCAGCCACAGCCGTTGTTGCCACAGCCGTTGTCGCAGCCGCAGTTGTTAAAGCCGCCGCCGAGAATGAGCAGCAGTATGATGATCCACCAAATGTTGTCATAGCCACAGCCGTTGTTGCAGCCGTTGTCACAGCCGCAGCCACAACCATTATTGCCCCAGCCGAGGATCATCAAGAGGATTATGATCCACCACCAATGCTATGCACCGTGGTTATACTACTCTACAGGCTCAGGCAGCCTGGGGAAAATCTTAACCTCAAAATCCTGCGGATCGGAGCCAAACCCGCCAACGGTGCGGGTATACTCCACGCGGGACAGCACCATGCGCAGCGCGTCGTTTTTTTCCTGTGCTGTCGTGTAAGTGGGGTAGGCATCCAGGACGGCATGGACGGCGGGCACAATCTCGCGGGCGGAGGCATTTATACGCACGGCTTTGGCTATTGCCGCCTCTGTGTCGGATACTGCTGCCTGTAGCCGCTGCACCTCGCCGGTTATGGCCGATTGCCGCTGCAAAAACACCTGCTCTGTGTATATGCCACGCTCCAATAGGTCATATAGCCGCGTCTGCTGCTGCTGGTAGGCCAGCAACTCCCGCTGCGCACCGTCCAACGCGGACTGCAGAGCGCCTATGTCAACGGTCTGCGCCTGGGCCTTGGCAGTGATCTCATAGCCCGTCAGCCAGTGCGCCAGTGTGGCCACCACGCGCTGCTCTACAACCTCAAGTTTGCTGCCACGGCACCTGCAGAGGGGATTGCGGCACACGTAATATGCCGGCTTGCCTTTTTCATGCTGCCGTGCCATGACGCACCCACATAACCCGCAATACAGCAGCCCGGCAAGTGGGCTCTGCAAAGGCCCCTTGGTGGCGGGGCCGGTGCTGTCCGCCGACAGCCGCGCCTGTGCCGCCTCGAAAAGCTCCTCTGATATGATGGCCTCGTGCAGCCCGTCGCAGATGAGCGTACGCTCCGGCGTGCGCTCCAGCTTTTTGACGACGGCACCGTTGCTCATGCTCTTGCGCAATGTCTGCTTATACCACGTGACCTTGCCAATGTAGGCGTGGTTTTTAAGGATAACCCGCACCGCAGGCGCTGACCAGAGGTTACCCGCCTGTGTAGTCAACCCCATAGAGTTAAGCATGGTGGATATTCTGCGCGCACCGACGCGCAGAAAAGCACCGTTATATTCCGCCCCATTGACGTACCAGTTAAATATGGATTTGACGATCTCTGCCTCCTCGGGTACGACCTCCAACATGTACCCCTTGCCCTTGGGCACCTTGACGGTCTTGTATCCGTATGGCGCATGTCCCTGGGGCCATTTGCCCTCGCGGACGGCCCGCTCCCGGCCTGCCAGCAGGCGGCGATTTATGGTCTGATACTCCCGCCGGGACATAAACAGACCAAATTCAAAGTATTCTGCATCGGCAGGGTCCGAAGGGTCATATGTCCGCGTGGGTGTGATAATTTTTGTGCCGGTATACACAAACGTCCGCTGCACCTGCCCCTGATCCATGGTATCACCACGGGCGAGACGCTCCACCTCCATGACCAGCACGCCGTCCCATTTGCCGGCCTCTACGTCGGCGAGAAGACGCTGCATCTCCGGGCGGGCCGCTATGCTGTCGCCGCTGACGATCTCCTGGTATATCTCGCTCACGGCGAGGTGTAGCCGCTGCGCAGTTTCCAATAGCGCCGCTTTATGCCGCGCCAGAGTTTCGCCCTGCCCGGCGCTTTCTGCTTCAAAATCCTTGCGGCTCTTACGCAGATACATACAATAAGGCATAATTAACCCTCATTTATCAAACGCATAAACTCTGATTCATCTATTATCAAAATGTCCCGGCCTTCGCTGATCAGCTCTTCGGCCTTTCTGTGCTTCGAACTCTTTTCATATCCTTTTGTTTTTACCAAATCCTGTATTCCGACAACGAGAATGTCGGTTTTTCTGGTTACGTTTTTACCTATATTAGCTCCGAATCCTTGAGCGGCATGCTCGGCTTCCGAGCGATCCATGTTGGCAAAAGCACCGGTAAAAACAAGAGTTTTCCCCGAAAGCGTTTCGCAGACGGCACTTTCGAATACTGGCGCACAGAATACATGCTGTATAGGAACCTGCGTCAAGGGAACATAACCGTTATTCAGCGAACTTTTTAGTACTAATCCACAACGCTGCGCAAATTCATCGAGATTCTTCGCGTTACGCTCAGCGGCCATGATTTCAACGAGCTTCGCGCAAGCTACGGCATCTGATGCGGCATTGTGATGCTCTAACGGTATATTAAAATGAGCACATAAAGAATCCAAAGAATAAGAACTGAATTTGTGATAATAAACGATACGGGAAGCCTGCAATGAACACATGTAACTTATGTCTATTGGGCTAAAACCGAAATTATCCTGTGCTTGTTCCAGGCAGCTTATATCAAAAGCGGCATTATGGGCCACGACTGGGTATTTTTGCAACAAAGGAGCAACAATGGGCCATATATCCCCGAAACTGGGCTTATCTGCAACCATGCTGTTGGTAATTCCGTGAATATGAGTAAAACACGGGTCTATTTCTGTTTGCGGGTTGAGCAACTCGGAAAATACCGTTTCGTGTATGCCGTCATGACAATGGATTACAGCGAAAGAACAAATGCTGCCGCGCTGATAACGATTTGCCGTCTCAACATCTATGGCTAAAAAATCACCTTGCATAATACTTCCTCCACGCTATTTTGGCTTTCTATAACTTTTTATCTGCCGCCGAGGCAATTTTGAGGCGCGATTAGTGCAACTTGAGTGAGCGGAGTACTTAAAACGGTACTACATTGCAAAATTCCCCTTTCTTTTTATTTTTAATGTGTTATTATTTGAAAAAGAACAAATGTTTGGAGTTGAAAATATGACAGCAAAAGAAAAACTTTATAATGAAGTCAAAAACATGCCTGACGAAATCGTGTACAAAACTTTGCTCATTCTTGATGCTTTAGCAGCTCAAGCAGAGCCTCAGCCTTACGGTCAGACATGCCTGAAATCCGCCTCCAAAGAGCGTCTTGCATGGGAGTAAGACTATTATCCTCTTGCTCCATAATGCGGTCGCAAGAATTGTCTGCGAGATACACGACGGGGAGACCGAGCTTGCGGGCGTAGCTTTGCACAGTATCGAGCTGCGGAGAGCGCTGACCTTTTTCGTATCGACTTATAACTTGCTTTGAGGTGCCTAATATTGCCCCGAGCTGCTCTTGGGATATGCCGTGCTCCTCGCGGTACTTTTTAAGCTTGTCGCCGAATGTCATTTTTAAATCCTCCTTACTGATACTATTAAACCATAAAAAGTCACCAAATGCAATACAAAGTCACCAAAAAAGAGACGGAAAATATGGCCAAAAACATAGTCACCAAATGGTTGACAAAACGAGCAAATAATGATAATATAAAAGCGTCACCAGATGGGCGACAAGAAAGGAAGTGGAAAAGAATGGCGAAAAATATGACCCTACGCGGCATCATCTACTCGAGGTATGATAGCGAGGCGGACTTTGCGCGAAGTCTTGGCTGGACCAGGCAAAAACTTAACAGGATAGTCAACGGGAAAATGCCGAACATAGAGGAACTGAATGCGATAGCAAAAGGGTTAAATGTACCAGTGTCCGAAGCAATAGCGTTTTTTTTGCCCGTGTAGTCACCAAATAGGCAACAAATATAACCCGGCATATCACCGAATAAACATATTACGACAAAGCGACAGGAGGACAGCACAATGATCGTTAAAGACTACTACGAGGGCAAGACCCACATAATTATCGACGATAAGTACTGCGTAAAGACGCAGGAAGAGGTTGACGCCATACTCAAGGCCATGGGCGAACTGGTGGGCCGCCAGCTTGCACAGCAGCAGGCGCGCCGCGCCGCAGAGTAACGCCGGGCGCTTCGGGATAAGGACAGGGGCGGGCAATAACGCTAACCCTTGGGCCTGCGCGGGACAGGCCTGAAAGCTTCATTGTGAATCTCCTTTTCAGTGATATTTATTGAGGATGCCGAAATAGACCGCCCGCTCCTGCCCTTATCCCGAAGCTTACCCTTAGGAGGTGATGCCCTTGGGCAACTGCGGCTGATAATCACACGCTCCAAATAACCACGCACGTTAGCAACTCGACCGGGCGAGTATAAACAGGATTCAGGCCCGGTGCGTCCGGGAAGGAGGGCATTTGCCGATGGCCCAAGCTCCCGGGGTATCAGACAGAACAGGAGGACAAGCCCATGCTGTTGGTACGCGATGTAATATCACGTATAACCCTGATGAACTCCCAGCGGGTGCGGCTGTATGAGTCCCCCTTCGGGCGCATGGTACTGGACCTTGCCCCGGGGGAGAACACCGCCCGCCGGCGGAACGATACCGTAGGCCCGCTGCTGGATGCGGAGGTAATCGGTATCGAAGGCAACAGCAGCAGTATCAACCTGTATGTAAGGACGGAACACATCAGCAAAAAGGCGGGGAGGAAACGCATATGACCCTTGAATTGGCAATGGAATATCTGAAAGTGGCTCTGCTGCTGGCGGCATACCCCATGGGCATGTGCCTGATGTTCTGCGCCTTTGAATTTTTAAGCGAACATTCCCGTGGCTTTCGGTGCTTCCTGCGCTGGATCGCCAGGGTGATGAATATATGAAAAAAGAGGGCTGCAACATGGAAGAAAAACCCAATATAGCCGGCGGCGAGACCGGCATATGCCGCTTTTGCGGGCAGATGGTGAATGTACAGTGGCTGCGCGGCTTCGAAAACCATAAGGACAGGGATGCTGATTATTTGGCCTCACGGTTCTGTGGTTGCCTGGACAGCAAGAAGTATGCGGAAGCTGAACAGCGGCGGGAGGATGCGGCGGCAATGCGGAAGATAACGCTTGAAAACGCGCGAGAGATAATTGACGCGCTGTTTGGGCCGCCGGCGAAAGAGTCAGGGCTTGCGGTGATGAATGAAAATGTGCGCGATTATGTGTACGAGGCGGCTGCACTGGTATATGACGGCGATGCGAACCACATAACCGTGGATGACAGCGACGGCATAACCGCCAAGATAAAGCTCACCAGCAAGGGGCAGCTCCGGATAACCCGGAGCCAGAACTTTAACGTGAGCCAAGAAACTTAAAGTGAAATAAAGGAGGTAAGGCATATGAACGCTATACAGGAAGCGATCATCAAAATTAACACCGAGATGCAGGCAAAGCCCGACGACCTGTACCTTGAAGCAATAGGGCAGCATGTTATAGACCGCTGCGGCAACGTGGCGGCGGCAGAAGCGGTGCTCAAAAAAGGCAAGACCCTCAAGGGTGCTATGGACAAGGTAATGGAAGCTGCCAAAGCGCGCAAGCAGGGCAGTGTTGCCGTAATGCGAGATGATGAGGTGTATGCCATTGTGGACAGGTATTTCGGCATAGACAGCATGGAGCCCGTCACCCCGCTACCGGCTTCGGAGCCGCAGAGCCGTAAGATAGTCAACGTAGATTTCGGCGACTTCTTCTAAAGGAGACGCCATGCTCAAGATACCAAAGCAAATCAGGAAGATGCCGTGGCCAGAGCCATATGAAAACAAGAATGCGCTGTTAAACGTGCGCGTCATCGTTAATACGCCGGTTGTGGATCATGAAAGGCTGCTGGTGGTGACGCTGCAGCGGAATATCAAGCAGCGGCGCTGGCGGCAGATAAAGGAAAAAATGGTGCGGATAGTCTGCTCTAAGAAGCGGCAGGACTGCGCGGCATATATGAAAATATCCGGCCGTCCCGTCCGCTCGGCGGCAATACGGGAGAACACCGCAATAAACCTGACAACCTGCTATCCCGATATATCTGAGCGGGAGGAAAAGCTGCTGGCCTCGTGGCTGGGCGACAAAGTGACGCAGAATCATTATCTCGATAACCTCGATACATGGATCAGGAAGACCGAGGCTGCAGCGAAGCAGCGGGATATGGAAATGCGTGGCGAACTGCTTGACTGCGACTGGCAGCTTTGTCCGGAAGAACTGCCGGAAGGCTTTATACGCTGGGTGCGCCGGGAGGTCATAGACCGGGACAACACCGTTATATATAAGCGTGGCAATACCAGGGGCCTGTGCTATTCCTGCGGCAGAGAGGTAAGAGGAAAGTTCACTCAATACCACCGTACTACATGCCCCAGCTGCGGGGCGAAGGTGGACTGCTTCCTGAAGGACGGGGCGGCGTGGAGGGCCGAATTTGTGGATAATGTTGCGGCGGCTCAGCTCGGCGCGGACGGAAGGACTACATTTATAAGGTTGTGGCATTTAAAGCGTGACCCTTCCGCACGATATGAGAGCCCGGAGGAATGGCTTCAGGAGGTGGCACGGTACGCTATCCGTGAGCGGCACACCGCCAAGTGGCAGCACGAATATAAGGAAAACTTCTATATGCAGGCCATACGCTTGCCGTTGGGAGAATGGGAACGGTACAGAAATGTATCCGACATATACGATGGCTGTTATAAATTCTACGACGCGAGCCTGCCTGCGGCGGTTGCGGGAACGCATCTCCAGTACGCCACGCCGGAACTGTATTACGAAGCGGCGGACGCCGCCGGGCGGGGCGTGAACATCATTAAGTATTTATTGGACTGGGCCCGCTACCCTGTAATGGAATATCTCATAAAGCGGCGGTTTTACTGGCTGGTAGTTGAAAAGGTAAACGGGGTGAGAAACGGCGAAAGGGATCTGATACGCTGGAAGCGCAATAAGCTGAGCGAATGCTTCCGCTTCCCGCTGCGCCTGCTTCGGCTGATGCAGCCGGGGGAATGGCGCATGACGGATATAGGCCGGGCGGGCGTCCTGTGGCGGCTGTGCCAAAATGGCGCGGTCGCGGAGCGGGACATATCTGAGATGCTGAATCTCGGCATTGACTATGCGGCTATATCCCTCGCAACAAAATATGCCCCGCTGCACCGCATATTGAAATACCTTGCGGAGCAGACCGAGGCGGTGCAGCACGGCCTTGAGCGGCTGTATATGGACTACATAGGCGAGTGCGAGCAGCTGCGCATGGACCTTTCCAGCGAGCAGGTGCTGTTCCCCCGCGACCTGCGGGCGGCCCACGCCGCCACGGCGATGCAGATACGGTATGAGAAAGATAGGATCGCGCAGGAACAATTTGCCCATGCCGTGGACGGGCTGCAAAAATTTGCCTGGGAGAGCGGCGGATACACCATACGCCCGGCGGCCTCCCAGAAGGAATTAATAGCCGAGGGGCAGGCGCTGCACCACTGCGTGGGCGGCTATGCCCTGCGCATGGCGGAGGGCAAAACCGCGATATTTTTCATCCGGCTGGCGGAGGAACCTGACAGGCCCTATTATACCTTGGAGCTGCAGGGCAAAAAACTCATACAGTGCCGGACGAAAAACAACGCGCCCTATACAGAGGATGCGGGAATCGAAGCCTTTGTGAACAGTTGGCTTACCGAAGTGGTAGCCAAGGGCGGGATAAAGAAGAAAAAGATAGCGTAAGGAGGGCACGATGGAAGAAACAAAAGAGATCATCGACGTTGAATATGAGGAATTGCTCCCGGATAGGCCGCGGGACATCAATACTATAACCACGGAAATACTGCTGTACAAAAACCAGGCGGGCGAGGCCATCCTCGAGATAGGCAAGCGGCTAATAGAGGTCAAGGCCCAGCTGGATCACGGCGAATGGCTGGACTACCTTAAGGAGCGTGTGGACGTATCCGTGCGCACCGCCCAGACCATGATGCAGCTCGCCAAAGAGTATTCCTCAAATGCGCAGACGTTTGCGCTTTTGGGTTCGCAAAAAGCTTTGAAACTGCTGACTTTATCTGCTGCCGAGCGCGAGGAATTTGTAGCTCAAAATGACGTTGCGGATATGTCGGTCCGCCAGCTGGACGAGGCCATAAAAGCGCAGAAGGCGGCGGAGAAGGAGCGGGACTACTGGGAGAACGAGGCCAAGGCAGCCAGGCAGGAGATGGAAGAACAGCTCAGCGAGCAGCAGTGCGTATACGATACCGATATGGCTAAAGCTCAGCAGGAGCTTCACGACGCGGCCGCCAGGGCGGAAAACGCGCTTACGGTGGTGGCGGAGCTTAAGGGCAAACTGCGGGAGCTGGAGGACAAGCCGCGGAGCGCGGACCCGAAGGAGCTGGAAGCGGCCCGGAAGGAGGGGGCGGATAAGGCCCGTGAGGCGGAAGCAAAGAAACTCAGGAAGCAGATAGAAGAAGCGGAGGCCAAGGCGAAGCAGGCCGCCGAAGAAAAGACGGAGGCTATAAGGAAGGCGGAAGCGGAAAGAGCGGCATACGAGCAGACGGCCCAGATAGCGGAGCAGGAGCGGGCCGCGCTTACCAAGCAGGCGGAAGAGCTGAGGCGCCGGCTGGCGATGGCAAACTCGGATATGGCGGTGTTCAAGGTACATTTTGAGAGTATGCAGGACAGCGCTAACAAAATGCTGGAGTGCATAGCGAGGGCGGAGGAATCCGGCGCATCCGAAATAGCGGGAAAGATGCGGGCGGCGGCGCGAAGCTGCTGCCAGGCGGTAATAGCGGGAACGGAGGTGTAGGCCATGCCAATAGTGATAAAGACCCAAATGCGCCGTATCCCAAAGAACTGCCGGGAGTGTCCCTTCTATATAAATAGTATGGACAGCCAATGCGACAAGGCGCTGTGCAGGGCGAAGGGCGGATGGACACCCGGGAAGCGGATTGGTGTGTACGGAGGAAGGCCGAGCTGGTGTCCGCTACGCTGTATATCTGAATCAGATAATAGCGAGGCAGGAGGGGAGATATAACCCATGGAAAGCCGGGAGATATATGACATGCTCCTGCGCAGCATAGGGGAGCACATGGACACGAAAGGCCGGGCCGCTGTCAGCATCAACGGCAGGCCCGCCCTGATAGTAACGATAGACCGGGAAACCGGAGAAATCACTGCCCGCAATGCGATCACCGACACGACCGCCGCCGACGCAGTAATAGATTACCTCAACACTGTCGCCGGGACCAAATACCAAAAAACGCCGAAAAACCGCGGTTATATCAACGCCCGCATTGCAGAGGGCCACACGCCGGAGGACTGCCGCCGGGTGATAGACAGCCGCTGGGCAGCATGGCGGGGGACAAGCATGCAGGAGTATATGCGCCCCTGTACCCTGTTTAACTCGGAAAAATTTGAAGGGTATCTTTCGGCGGCGAAAACCAACATCAAAAAAATCGCTGGCAGTTATTTTATGAGCCACAGCCAGCGCCAATACTCTGCCGCCGAGCTGGCCGGCATAGGCGTTGACCTCATAGGGGATTTAGGGGAGGACTGAAAAATGCCGAAAAAGAAAAAGGAAACGCTACCCACCTACACCGTCCTGATCCGCACACCCGCCGGGACGCAGACTGTTATCGAAACAAACGACATCAAAAAAAGCGAAGCGGGCATACGCACAGCACAAGGGAAGCTGCCGCCTCTGCATCGATGGGCGGGAGCTGCGGATACTGGAGGCGGACGAGCTGATGAACGACCACAGCGACGGCGTGATAGAGCAGATATTTATCCCGCGCCGCGCGAAGGAGAAAGAGGATATACATAAATTGAGGCCTGCCCGGTAACACGGGCGGGCGCCACCTTGACCTTTTGCCGGGTGCGGCAATCACCCGGTCCTCCATTGATAGGGTGGCGGCAGGTGCGGCCAACGGGCCAATGACCCGCACCGCAAACCACCGCCCCCGGCAAAGGGCCAAGACCTGATTATTAAAAAAGGAGGCCGCCATGCAGCGGGTACGGCGTGATATATATTCCGGCGTAGTGCTGGAGCGGATCGTATATACCGTAGGCGACAGGGCGCAAAAACCGTACAAACCCCGGCGCCCACGGTTTAAAAATGCCGAGGATCGGGCGAAATTCAACGCCGAAGTGGCCAGCCGTGCCCATACCCGGCTTGTAAACGAGAACTTTACCCCGGCGAGCCTGTACAGCACACTTACCCAGGATGACGAGCACGAGGTACATACGTTTTCGGAGTTTAGGCGCCTCTGCACCAACTTCCGGCGCCGTCTGCTCTACTCCTACCCCGACGCAAAAATAATAATCTACATGGGGCGCGGCAAAAATACCCACCGCATACACGCCCACATGCTGACGGACGGCATACCGGAGGAGGCCATACGCAGACAATGGACGCTGGGCAGCGTCAACCGTTGCGAGCACCTCCGGGCGCATATCCACTATGACGGCATAGACCACGGCCCGGACTATACGGGGCTGGCCAATTACCTTTTTAACCACTGGACGCCGGAGCAGGGCGGGCACCATTACATGGCCACCCGCAACCTCGCCCCATACAGCAAGGACAAAGCAAAACCGATAAAACGCAACTACACGCCGGCAAGGCCGCCGCACACCCCCAAAGGGTATACCCTCGTTGAGAGCCACGCGACCGAGTACGGCTTTACCTATTTCAAATATGTAAAAACGCCGGACAAGAAGCGGCGTTGTTAGCCGGAAAAGTTTAGGCCTTTTGCCGGGGCCTTGTAAATGTGTCGGATTTTACGACGATATCAAAAGGAGGTAAAAACAATTGCTGAAAGATTACACTATGACCCCCAACCGAGCCGGGATGCCCGTATGGCGACCTGCCCAGCCGGTAATAGGCAGGGAGGACGAGCACCAGGCCGCCCTGACCCAATGGGCGCGGATGATGCGGACACAGTATCAGGCACTGCAACTCTACCACCACATACCCAACGGTGGCCTGCGCGATAAGCGCACCGCTGCGCGGCTGATAGGGCAGGGGGTACATTCCGGGGTACCCGATGTATTTATTCCCGCTGCCCGGGGCGGCTACCATGGCATATACATTGAGCTCAAGACCGGCGACAACCGGGCAAGCCAAACGCAAAATGAGTTTATGAGCGGCGCCATGGCCGAGGGCTACTATTGCGCGGTCTGCTACGGCTGGCCCTGCGCCGCCGCAGTGATCGAGGATTACCTGCGTATGCCTGCCGACGGCTGGCAGAACGCGCAGGAGAACCCGGAGCCGCTGACGCTGGATGAGCTGCGGCAGATGGACGGCGAGCCAGTGTGGGATGATGTACTTAAGGAGTGGTGCGCTGTCAAGATGAATTACTGCTCCGGGAAAGGAGGCGTACTGTATTTTGATGGTGGTATTAACGATTTATCAGAAAAGAGATTTTACCGCCACAAGCCAAAGGAGGAAACGAAGTGAGCGAATGGATTAGCGTGAAGGATAGGCTACCGAAAAATCGCACAAGGTGCCTTGTGTGTAGATACGACTGGGTAACAAAAACGAGGTTTATTGATATTTTGTGGTTTTACCGCGCGTGGTTAGTGGCGCCGGACTATGGCGTTGCCGATGATACGGTAACCCACTGGATGCCGCTGCCGGAGCCACCGAAGGAGGATACCGATTGAAACAGAACCCCATAAAACGAGAAGCCATAGAACACCTCTACGCATATTCCGCCATAAAAGGCGCACTGATGAGTGGCGAGGATGAGGGGGAGGAGCGGGAGGAGATAGAGAGCGCCGCCTTCGGGCAGGCACGGGAGGGACCGCCGGCAAGGACCGGCGCCAACAGCGACGTGACCCTCCGCACGGTGATGGTGCGCATAGCGGGCAAGGCCCACAAGATCGCGGTGGACACAAAAGCCCGGCTGTGGATAGATGCCATAGAGAGCGCCTGGGCGGAGCTGCTGACCTACGAGCCGGAGATAGCTGAGCTCATGGAGATGACGTTCCACCTGCGCAGCGGAGAGGGCAAGCGCAGCGGGCGCATGTATGTACAGGCGAGAGTATGTGACAAGCTGCATATAAGCGACCGCACATACTACGCTTGGAGAAATCTGGCGGTCAACACCGTGATATACCACTACACTACCGCACAACGCAAAATTATTGACACCTATTTGCAGCAAATTTTTTGACGGCAACCTGCTATAATGGGTATAGGACAAAAAAAGCGAGGGGCCGTGAGCGGCCCCTTTTGCGTATCGGGAGGTGAGCGGCACGGCTGACGCGAGGCCGGGAACGCCGGGGTTTTACAAAAGCCGGAAGTGGCTGCACAAGCGCGCCTATATCCTGCGGCTGTACGGCTACCGCTGCCAGGACTGCCGGAAATATGGCAGGATCACCGAGGCCACGGAGGTACACCACATCAAACACGCTGACGAGTATCCGGAGCTTGCCCTGGTAGACAGCAACCTCGTACCGCTGTGCCATGCCTGCCACAACAGGAGGCACCCCGAGAAGGCAAAAGCCCTCCGAGAGCGTGGGCGGCTTGAGTACAAAAACGAGTAGCCCCCCCTCATCATCGGGACGCACCGCCCTCCGCCTACTATGGCCCGGGTACCCTTTTCCAACTCTAAAGAAAAATTTAAGGGTGGGGGTCGCCGCCAGAACCTACATTATGGCGCGCGCGAGGGATTTTTAAAAATCAAAACGAAAAACAAACAAAACGCTCCGTTTTTTGCCACGGCCCCGGAGCGATGGAGGAGGTGAGCGGCGTGGCACAGGGCGAACCGTTGACCGCCAAGAAATGGCGGACAAAAATCAAAAGCTTGTGCAAGCGCGCCGGTGTCGAGGCCAAAGACTACGCCCCGGTGATAGACAGCCTCGCGGAGATACTGGAGCAGCGTGACCAGGTAATGGCGGACTACCGGGAGGACGGCGGCGGCCCCATCGTGGAGCACACCAATAAGGCAGGGGCTACCAACATGACGCGCAGCCCATACCTCGACCTGTGGGATATGCTCAACAAAACCGCGCTTGCGTACTGGCGCGAATTAGGGCTGACGCCTGCGGCATACAAAAAGGTGTGCGGGGCGGCGCCGAAAAATGCAGCCGTGGGAACGCTGGCAGCGGCTCTGCGGGAAATAGAGCTTGACACGGATTAAAGGCCGGAACTGGCCCGTCGTCATGGAGTACGCCGAGAGCATACGCGGCGGGCGAAAGGTGGCCTGCGAGGAACTGAAGCAGGCCGTTGAGCGATTTTTCCGCGATCTCGACAACCCGGACTATTACATAGACAGCAGGGGCCCGGAATTTGTCATACAGATCATCGAGCACACGCTCACACACCAACAAGGAGAACGAATAGACGGAACGCCCCTTCGCGGCGAACCGTTTAAACTGGAGCCCTTTCACAAATTCATAATATACAACCTTTTGGGGTTCAAAATGAGCGGCACTGATATCGTAAGATTTCACGAGGCGCTCATTTTTATACCCCGCAAAAACATCAAAACCACGTTTGCGGCGGCTCTGGCATATGCGCTGTCCCTCTGGTACCGCAAGAGCGGCGCGAAAACCTACATTACCAGCGCGGCCCTGATGCAGTCCCTCGAAAGTTTTAATTTTTTGGTGTACAACGTGCGCCAGATGGGAGAAGACAAGGCCAAAGGCGGGTCCGTAAAAATCATAGACAACAACAACGAGCACAGCATGACCGCCGACCTTGGGGACGACGGCTCATTTTATATCCGAGCGCTGGCCGCCAATCCCGACACCCAGGATTCACTCAACTGCAATATTGCCATATGCGACGAGATGCACGCCTACAAAAAGCCCAAACAATACAACCTCTTTAAAGAGGCCATGAAGGCATATACCAATAAATTGATCATAGGCATATCCACGGCGGGCGACAACGAGCAGGCATTCCTCGGGCAGCGGCTTAGGTACTGCCGGAAGGTCCTTAACGGCACCATAGAGGACGAGCAGTATTTTATCTTTATGTGCTGCGCCAACCCGGACGAGGGCGGCGACATCGACTATACAAACCCCATCGTCCACGAAATGGCCAACCCCGCCTATGGCGTGAGCATACGCCCGGCGGAGATACTCAACGACAGCCGGCAGGCTCAGAACGACCCTCAGCAGCGCAAAGATTTCCTCGCGAAGTCCCTGAACGTATACGTCAACGCCTTAAAGGCTTACTTCGACATCGACGAGTTCCGACGCAGCGACGCGGCGCACGACTGGACGCTGGCGGAGCTTGCCCGGCTGCCTATTAAATGGTTTGGCGGCTCTGATCTCGCCCGCCTGCACGACCTGACCGCGGCGGCGCTTTTCGGGCATTACCAGGATACCGACATCATCATCACTCACGCCTTTTTCCCACTGACAGCGGCGGCTCTCAAAGCTGACCAGGACAATATACCATTGTTTGGCTGGGAGGAGAGCGGCTGGCTTACCATGTGCAACACGCCAACGACAAACTACTCCGACGTGGTCAACTGGTACATAGCTATGCGGGACATGGGATTTAAGATCGTGCAGGTAGGCCATGACCGCAAATTTGCCGCCGAGTACATGCTTGATATGAAAAAGGCGGGCTTTAAGATCATCGACCAGCCACAATACACCATCAACAAATCCCAGGGCTTTAGGTACCTTGAGAATAGCGCCAAAAATGGGCGCTTGTACTATTTGCACAGCGAGGCCTACGAGTATTGCGTACAGAACGTCCGGGCCATAGAAAAAACTGACGATATCATCCAATACGAGAAGGTCCAGCCGGAGCACCGAATAGATCTATTTGACGCTTCGGTCTTTGCCGCCGTGCGCTATTTGGAGAGCATGGGAAAAATCAGAGCAGGAGAGGAATGGTTTGCGAATGAGTAAACGTAAACGCAGCAGGGCCGCCGCCAGGGCGGAACCCCAGAAAAAACGGTGCATGACGTTTTTTTGCGACAGCACCCAGTTTGGCAGTTTGAAATGCCGAGGGTACACCACTCTGGCGGAAAACCCAGAAATCGCCACGGCAGTGGACACCATAGCCCGGCTCATCGGAGCTATGACAATACACCTTATGCAAAATACCGACCGGGGCGACGTCCGCATTAAAAATGAGCTGTCCCGCAAGGTAGACATATCGCCATACCATAACATGACCCGGAGTAACTGGGTGCGCTGGATAGTCCGCACCATGATGCTCACCGGCAACGGCAACGCCGTGGTATACCCGGTGACGCAAAACGGATATATAACCGACTTGCAGCCCATATCCCCGGCGTTTGTGTCCTACGTGCCCAGAGGCACTTGGGACTACGACGTTATGATACTCGGACAGCCCTACGACCCCGAGGACGTGCTGCATTTTGTGTGCAATCCCGGCGACTATTACCCCTGGCTGGGCAGGGGCTACCAGATAGAGCTTGCCACCGTAGCGGACAACCTCAAGCAGGCCGCCGCTACCGAGAACGGCTTTATGTCGAGCGAGTGGAAGCCTGCCCTGGTCATAAAGGTAGACGGCCTCGTGGACGAGTTTTCGAGCAAAGAAGGCCGCGAGAAGCTGCTGGACGAATACGCCTCCAGCAACCGGGCCGGGCAGCCCTGGCTTATCCCGGCAGACCAGTTTGAGGTGCAGCAGGTCAAACCCTTGAGCCTATCCGACCTCGCGCTGGCTGATTTTGTGCGGCTGGACAAAAAGGCCGTCGCCTCGGTGCTGGGCATACCGCCCTTTGTGCTGGGAGAAGGACAATTCAGCCGCGACGAGTGGAACAACTTTATATCATCAAAAATCATGCCCGCGGCCGCCAATATAGAGCAGGAGCTCACACGTAAACTGCTGTATAACCCGGACTGGTATTTTAGGTTTAACAGCCGGAGCCTGTACAATTACGATCTTAAGGATCTTGCCGCCGTGGGCAATGACGAGTATGTGCGCGGTATTATGACCGGCAACGAAGTGCGCAATTGGCTGGGCCTTGCGCCCATGGACGGCCTCGACGATCTCGTGATACTGGAAAATTACATACCCCGCGGCATGATAGGTGACCAAAGCAAACTACAAGGAGGTGAAAACAACTCATGATGGCAAAAAGGACTGCAATCGCGCAGCCGGTGCAATTTAAGACCCGCGCCGACGACGGCAACCTCTATATAGAGGGCTATTTTGCCGTATACGGCAGTAAGTACTGGTTGTGGGACGACGCTTACGAAACCATAGAGCCCGGCGCTTTTGACGGCGAGACTGAGCGGGACGTGCGCGCACTGGCTGACCATGATACCCGGCTGGTGCTGGGACGCACCACCGCCGGCACACTCACCCTGCGCATCGACGACAAAGGCCTTTGGGGCAGTATCCTAATTAACCCCAAGGACCAAGACGCCATGAACCTCTACGAGCGCGTCAAGCGCGGCGACGTCAACCAATGCTCATTTGGATTTGACATAATCGAGCAGAGCACGGACTACAACGAGGATGGCCCCAGCGTATGGCACCTCCGCAAGGTCAAACTCTGGGAGGTCAGCGTGGTAACATTCCCGGCCTATGAGGATACCCAGGTAGAGGCCCGGAAGGCCGAGATCAACGATATCAAGCGGCGCAAGGCCGAAAAGTGGCGCGCCGACATGAAAACAAAGATTAAAGGAGGAAATAAGTAATGGCACTTAGAGCCCTGATGCTCCGCCGGAGCATTGACAACAAAAAGAAGGAAATGGAGCAACTCCGCGAAAAGGAAGCTGCTCTTTTAAAGCGTGAAAAGGAGCTGGAGGACGCCATAGAGGAGGCCCAGGACGATGAAGAGCAGCGCGCTGTCGAGGAAGAGGTGGAGAAGTACGAGGAAGACAAATCCGCCTTCGAAAAGGCCAAGGAAGAATGCGTCGCCGCCATAGACAAACTCGAAAAAGAACTGGCTGATATCGAGGAAGAGGCCCCCAAGAACGAGCCCGCCCCCATGACTACGATAGTTGACGAAAACGAAAGGAGCAAGAGAACCAGAATGATCAACATCAATATCCGTGCGCTGCCTAAGGAACAGCGCGTTTTTGACGCTCTGCCCATGCAGACCCGGCAGGAGATTATAGCCCGCGAGGACGTTAAGGCATTTCTGAAAGAGCTGCGCAGCATGAAGGGCGGTGCCCAGCGCGCGGTGAGCGGCGCCGATCTGACTATCCCCATAGTATTCCTTGATCTCATCAGCGAGAACATGTTTAGGTATTCAAAACTGCTCAACCGCGTCCGCGTCCGCAATGTTAATGGCGAGGCCCGCCAGACCATAGCCGGCACCGTGCCCGAGGCGGTATGGACTGAGATGTGCGCGGCTATCAACGAGCTGCAGTTTGTATTTAATCAGATCACCGTGGACGGCTACAAGGTGGCTGGCTTTGTCCCGGTGTGCAACAGCATACTCGAGGACAACGACATCAACCTGGCATCCTGGCTGGTGGAGATGCTATCCGAATCTATCGGCCTCGCCGAGGATAAGGCCATCCTATACGGTACCGGCATCAAAATGCCCCAGGGCATAGTACCTCGCTTGGCGCAGACCTCGAAGCCCACTGACTATCCCGCCAACGCCCCCGCCTGGGCGGATCTGCATACCACCAACATCCAGAAGATAGACACCAACCTGACCGGGGCGGCATTTTGGGCGGCCCTGACTATAGCTACCGGCAACGCCTACAGCCTGTACGCTCGCGGCGAAAAATTCTGGGTCATGAACAGCAAGACCTACAACCTGCTCAAGTCCAAGGTTATCACTTTTACCGCCTCCGGCGACATTGCGGCGGGCGTTTTTGCCACTCTCCCCATAATCACCGGCGACATAGATATACTGGAGTTTATGCCCGACGGCGACATCGTGGGCGGCTACGGCGACCTCTACCTGTGGGTCAATCGCGGTGAAATCCAGATCGACGCCGACCACAGTGTACAGTTTATCCAAGACAACACCGTATTCCGCGGCAAAGCCCGCGCTGACGGCACCCCCGTCATACCTCAGTCCTTTGTCGCTATCAACATCAACGGCAATGAGGTGACCACCTCCATGACCTTTGCCGCGGACACCGCAAACGACGCTCTGCTCCAGAGCCTCGTCATAGGCAATGAGACCTTGAGCCCCGCCTTTAACCCCGCCGTACAGTCCTACAACATCACCGCCTCTGCGGCCAGCGACAAGGTTGAGGCCACTGCGGCCAACGGCAACGCCAAGGTGCAGCTTGCCCTCAACGGCAAAAACCTCAACAACGGCTCTACCGCTACCTGGGAGAGCGGCTCCAATACTCTGACTGTGACCGTGCGCAACGGCAACGCCGTCCGCGCCTATACCGTCACTGTAACCAAGTCCTAAGGAAAGGAGGAGCTGACCTGTGGCAAATCCGGGACTTGTGGCACGGCTTAAATACAACTTATCGCTGACGACCACGGCATACGATGAATACCTGGGGCAGCTCCTTAATGCTGCCTCCGGCATGATCGCCCGCGAGGGCATAAACCTTAACACCAACTGCGAGGAGGACGCACAAATACTCGTCATGTACGCTGCGTACCTGTTCCGCAAGCGGGCGGAGGATAATCCCGTAATGCCCCGCATGCTCCGCTATGCGCTCAACAACCGCCTATTCAGTCAGAAAATGCAGGAGGACGGCGTATGACATACGATACGGGCATTGTAATATTGTGCAAACTGAAAGATACGAACGAAGTGGCGGGCGGAATGCCCGCCATGTATCTTATCCCTGTCGAATGGCTGTTTTACGCGGAACGCGCTATCGGATACGGGCGCCAGTATGCTGCGTTTGGCGCAAATCAACAGGTAGACTTACTAATCAGGACGTGGCGAACGGACGCTGCCGAAATAGGTATGTATGCCGTGACCGAGGACAAAAAACAGTATCGCATTGATAATGTTCAGCATCTGATTGACGAGGATGGGCTGAAAATAACAGACCTGACATTGAGGAGGCTCGATAAACTGTATGACGTTGCAGAATAAATTACAGCCTCTCGGTGAGGCACTGGCAAAAGTGGTGCCGAATACAAAGCACTACTGGAGGCCGCACGTGGAACCGCCGTTTTGCGTCTGGGCGGAGGACGGGGAAAACGGATTTAACGCCGGCAACCGAAAGGCAGAGCAGGCGATCACCGGCACGGTAGACTACTACACCCTGCAGGAATATGACCCGGCCCTGGACAATATACAGGCAGCCCTTAACTCTCTGAGGATACCCTGGCGACTGAACTCCGTACAATACGAGGACGAGACGAACCTGATCCATTACGAATGGACGTGGGAGGTGCCCTGATGGCGACGCTAAAGTTTGAGGGCCTCGAGGAATACGAACGGAAATTATCTGCTCTCGGCAAAAATAGCCGGGAATCGGCAGCGAAGGCCGTATACGCGGGGGCGGATATAGTGGCAAACGCGATCAGAAACGGGCTCGACGAGGTTCCGACGCTGCCTAATACGAGCAAAACCAAAAAATACACCCGCGGCGTACCTAAAATTCAAATCGAGGGGTTGAAAGACAGCTTTGGCATATCCAGAATGCGCGACGATGAGGGCTTTTTAAACGTCAAAATCGGATTTCGCGGCTATAACCGAGTGAAAACAAAAAAATACCCGCAGGGGCAGCCTAACCAGATCATAGCCGCCGCCGTGGAGAGCGGCAGCAGCATACAACAAAAATACCCGTTTGTCCGTAAGGCAATCAAAAAATGCCAGGAGGAAGCCTTAGAGGCCATGGCGGCAGTGATTGACGAGGAAACGGCACAAATTATGAAATAAGGAGCGAATAAATGAATAATGGCGGAGTAAGAATAGGCTTTTCGGAGCCCTATGTAGCTATATACTCGCACAATGGAAACGATATATCATACGCTAACGGCCAGAAAATGGCGCGCGGCGTGAACGCGAACTTGACAAGCAGCTCTAACGGCAGCAGCAAGTTTTATGCGGACAATGTAGAAGCCGAAAGCGCTGCCGGCAAGTTTACGGGCGGCACGCTTGCTCTTACCGTAGATGGTCTCGCGCTGGAGGCCGACAAACTCATGCGCGGCCTGCCTACCGCGACCAGCCTGGCCGTCGGCAGCGAGACAGTGCAGGTATATGCGGACAATGACGATGCAGACACGCCCTATGTAGGCGTGGGCTATATCGAAAAATGGCAGTTTGAGGGCGTACAGAGCTATCGGCCTGTGGTCATTTACAAATGCAAACTCGCTACCCCGGACGAGGGGGCGCAGACCGAGACGGAAACCACCAACTGGCAGACCCAGAACCTCACGTTTGACGTGGTGCGCAGCGACAAGGCCAAGCGCGATTGGCGGCTGCGCGGCGAACATCAGGATACCGAGGCCGCGGCGCTTGCAGTCATCAAACAGGTGCTCAATATAACGGGGGATTAACGCATGGTAGAGGTTAACGGACGCGAGGTGAAATTTAAATATAGCGTTGGTGCCTGCATCGAACTGGCCCGCCTGTGCCCGGAGGGCGATATAACAAACCTCATGGCCTACCTCAACGACAGCGAGGCGGGCCGGAGGGCGGAAAACCGTATGCGGTTTGTCTGCATACTATCCCTCATGGGTGAGAAAGCGGCGGCGTTTGAAACCCCCGGTTACAAGCCCGCTCCCCTGACGTATGACGAGGTGGCCTCTTTGACACTGGAGGAGTTTGCGGAGATATTTAACGCCGCGATAGACGCATACGGCAGGGACACTCACAGGACGGTGAGGGCGATCCCGTCAAAAAAAACCGAGGCCGGGGAGTGAAGATCACCCCGGCCTTTTTGGTGTATTTTGGATTGAGCCTCGGCATGAGCCGCGCGGAAACCATACACACCGCATACGGCGAGCTGCTTGACCTCATTGACTGCCGCGCTATATACAACGGCGCGGATTATGAGCGGCCCCTGACCTACGACGAAATAATGAATCAGGAGTAAACGATATGGCTGTGAGCATAGGCCCGAAGCTGGGCATAGACGGCGAGAAAGAATACCGCGACAGCATCAACCAGATCATACAACAGGCAAAAACCCTCGGTAGCGAGATGAAACTCGTCACCGCCAGCTTTGACGAAAACACCGAAGCAGAGGAAAAAGCGCAAAGAACCGCCGAGGTATTAAACAAACAAATCGACGTACAGAAAAAGCGCGTGGACGCGCTGAACGGTATGCTTGAAAAATCCGCTGATTTATACGGCGAAAACGACACAAAAACGCTGAAATGGCAGGAGGCCGTAAACGACGCCAATGCGGAACTGAAAAACCTTGAGCGGCAGCTCGATGAAACGCAATCCGGCCTGAGCGGCTTCGCGGACAGCCTTGATGACAACTTGAACAGCCTCGATGACATGAGCGGCGCTCTGAGCGAGACGGGAGAGGCGGCAGGAGCAGCCAGCGGCACCCTCGGCGACCTTGCGGGCAAGTTTGGCATAGACCTCCCTGACGCGCTGGGCGAAATCGACCTCGGCGGCATAAACACCGATATGCTCGGCCTTGCCGGAGTGCTCGGCGCGGCGGCGGGCTATATGGTGGAAATTGGCAAAGAGACGATTGAACTCGTCGAAAACCTGAAACTGCTCTCCGGCACATCCGGCCTGAGCACGACCGCATTGCAGGAATGGGGCTATGCAGGAGAGCAAGTGGGCGTGAGCATGGAAGAGATAGCCGACCTCACAAAAGACCTCCGCAAAAATGCGGTAGCCGCAGTTGAGGGCAACGAGGAGATGGCAAAGTCATTTGAAGAGCTCGGCGTGACGCTGACGGACGAAAACGGCAACATACGCGACACCGACGATCTATTTAACGATGTTGTTTACGCCCTCGCTAATATGGAGGAGGGCGCGGAGCGCGACACACTTGCAATGTCCCTCATGGGCGAGGGCGCACTGAAACTCAATCCTATCATCAACGACGGCGCGGACGCTCTCGACAATATGAAACAGGCGGCGCACGAAAACAATCAGGTGCTCTCCGAGGAGGGCGTGGCCGCTGTCGATAAATTTCACAAGCGCTTGGATAACCTCGTCGGCAAAATAAAAGGCAGCTTCCGGCAGGCGTTCGCGGAACTGGCTCAGTGGCTCAACGGCGACTGGGACTATAAGGGCGTTGCCGTGGGCGGCAAGGCGTGGGATTCCGGCATCGGCCGCAACGCCCGCGGCACGGATTACTGGCAGGGCGGTTGGACGTTGGTAGGCGAGGAGGGCCCCGAGCTGCTCCGGCTGCCTCAGGGGACACAGATAAAAAGCAACGCCGAAAGCGCCGCCATGATGGGCGGCGTCAACATTACCGTTTACGGCGCGGAGGGTCAGGACGTGGAGGCCCTTGCGGATGAGATCATGTACCGCATAAACGATGCCGTGGCGAGACAGGAGGCGATATACAGATGATAACGTGGGACGGCATAACCAGCGACAGCCTGAATTGCATCGTTGAACGGTATCCGACATATACCGTGCCGCAGCGCAAGCAGAGCGCGATCAGCGTACCAGGGCGAAACGGCGATTTGCTCCTGCAGCAGCAGGCGTACAGCAACTATATACAAGGATACGACATCTACCTGAGCGGCCCTCGAAACAACAGCAAACTGCCGGATGTTGCCCGTGCCGTGGCGGCATGGCTCAACGTGGGCGGTTACCGCAAACTTGTGGACGACTACACCCCCGGCAGTTACCGCATGGCATTTTTTCAAGGGCCGATGGATCTGGAAAACACATTTAACCTATACGGCAGGACAACGATAGAGTTTAACTGCAAACCCCAGCGGTTTTTAAACATCGGCGACACGGCGCAGACGATAAGCACCAGCGGCGGGACAATAACCAACCCGACCGCGTTTAACGCAAAGCCCCTCATCACCGTTTACGGCAGCGGGGCGGCAACGCTGCAAGTGGGCGAGTACGTCTGTACACTCGCCGCCATAGATGGCAGCATAACGCTGGACAGCGACACCGAAAACGCCTACAAGGGCGTGACCAACCTTAATAGTCAGGTCACGATCCCGGAATTCCCGGAGCTTGCGCCCGGCGATAATGAGATAACATGGACGGGCGGCATAACCTCCGTCGAGATCATACCGAGGTGGTGGACACTATGAAACCGGTATTATTTGCACCCACGGCAACGACATTTGAGACAAACGGCCTCGGTAAGCTCTCCGATGCGGCGAGCTGCACGGTCAAGGAAACGCGCAATGGCGCCTTTGAGCTTACCCTCAAATACCCCGTGGAAGGCATACACTACGCCGAAATACAACAGCGCTCGATCATACTCGCCAAGCCTAACCCTGTCGATTTAGCGCAGCCCTTTAGGGTGTACCGCATAAGCAAACCCATAAACGGCCTCGTCACGGTATACGCCTATCACATCAGCTACGACCTGACCGGGATACCCGTTTCTCCCTACTCGGCGGCCTCGGTGCAGGCCGCGCTTGCGGGCTTTAGCACGTATGCGGCAGTCACCAACCCGTTTACGTTTTGGTCGGACATGACGGCGAGCGGCGATTTTACCGTCAAGGCCCCCGCCTCCGTGCGGTCGTTACTGGAGACCGTCCTCGAGGTTTACGGCGGCGAATACAAATACGACAAATACACCGTGCGACTGTATCAGCAGCGCGGTGTAAACCGCGGCGTAACGATACGCTACGGCAAAAACCTGACCGACCTCAAGCAGGACGAGAACTGCAGTAACGTATACACCGGGGTGTATGCCTATTACAGCGACGGCAACGGCATAGTGGAGACGAGCCCAAAGGTCACCCCCGCGCCCGGCACATACGACTACACCCGCGTGCTGCCGCTCGATTTGAAGGCAGAATTTAAGGAAGCTCCTACGGCAGAGGCGCTCAGGGCGGCGGCGGAGCAGTACATGAGCGACCACAATATAGGCGTGCCGGAGGTATCGCTCAATGTGTCCTTTGTGCAGCTCGAGCAGACGCAGGAGTACAAAGACCTCGCCCTGCTGGAGCGGGTGGAACTATGCGACACCGTTACCGTGATATTTGAGCGGCTCGGCGTCAACGCCACGGCGCAGGTGACCAGCACGGTATATAACGTACTCATCGACGCATACGACAGTGTAACTATAGGCAATGTCCGAAAAAATGTAGCCATGACCATAGCGGAGCAGGCGCAGGAGATAGCCAAGGGCCCCGACCTCACGGCACTGCAGGCGGCGGTGATAGAGGCGACGGAGCTGATAACCGGCAATCAGGGCGGCTATGTGGTCATACATAGCAGCACCGGCGGCAAAACCCCGGACGAGATATTGATAATGGATCAGCCGGATATAGAGAGTGCGGTACAGGTCTGGCGGTGGAACAAGTCCGGCCTCGGCTACTCGTCCAGCGGCTACAACGGCCCATACGGCCTTGCAATGACGATTGACGGCAAGATCAACGCGGACTTTATCACCACCGGCGGCATGGACGCGGCACGGATTACCGCAGGCATACTCCAATCAAAAGATGGCCGATTTTTAATTGACTTGACCGCCAACACCATCACAATGAAAAATACCAGCGGAAACACGGTGTTTGCCTTTGACGGCAACGGCAACCTGACGATCAGCGGAAAAATTACAGCCACAAGCGGCTCAATCGCAGGATTTACAATATACGGTGACAGGTTACAGGGCGGAAACTGCACACTGTACTCCGATTATACAAACGGGAGATTAGTCCTTGGTAATACAGTTTTAAACGGATATGGAGGCATGGTTGCGGGCCTAAATTGTAACGCACCTTTTACTGCGACTGCACTTGGCTGCGACGACCGCATGGCCTGCGGGGAACTGTATTTAACGGGCAGCTCGGCCTACATGGGCAACCTGACTGCTCGACAGGTGTCATATAGCGCAAACCTACGCCTCGATACCGACACCGGCTATTTATACAGGATCAGCTCGTCCGAACGATATAAACGCAATATTCACGACATACACGAATTTGACAGCGTGAGCGACCGCATAGACCGTGTACGCGCCGTAACGTTTGAGAGCAAGGCTTCCGGCGACAAAGGTCGCAGCGGCTACGGATTCATTGCCGAGGAGATGGAACAGGAGTTCCCGTGGCTCACTGAATACAACCGCAACAAAGAGACGGGCATGGTAGAGGCTGAAAGCGTAAGCTATGACCGTGTGCCCGCCGTGTTGTGGGCTGACGCACAGAATACACATAAAATGCTGCGGGATATGGGAAACCGCATAAAACAACTGGAGGAGGCGCTGAAAAATGCAAAGTAATACCTCGTGCCCCGGCATACTCACCCGGGAGCTTATCGTTGGGCGGGTGGGCGAGAACGCCTATCGCACACACAAATTTGACGTGTCCCCGTGGCTGGAGGAGTACCCGGAAGGCACCGTATCCATAGTATACAAGCGCCCGGACGGCCAGATGAGGCCGGTAGTCGTGGGCGTCACGTCCTCCCCTATCCAGTGGACGCCGGACGCTGCGGATACCGCCGTGCCCGGAGTGGGACAGATCGAGCTGCGCCTGCTGGACGGGGAGACCGTCGGCAAAACGCACATCATAACCGCATACGTCGAGCAATCCATAGGAGGCACGGGTCCCGTGCCTCCACCTCCTGCGCCGGACTGGGCGGAGGACGTGATAAAGGCCGCAGAAAAAGCGGAGACTGCGACGGTAAAAACGCCGTATATCGGCGACAATGGCAACTGGTATGTATGGAGCTTCGAAAAAAACGAGTACGAGGACAGCGGCGTAAACTCCGAGGGCAAGCCCGGTGACACCGGCCCCGCGGGCCCGGCAGGCCCCCAGGGCCCCGCAGGCCCCGCCGGAGAGCAGGGCCCCGCAGGAGCAAAGGGCGATCAGGGCCCGGCAGGCCCGGAAGGCCCCCAGGGCCCACAAGGAGAGCGCGGCCCGGCAGGCCCGGAAGGCCCGCAAGGCCCGCAAGGAGAGCGCGGCCCCGCAGGAGCAAAGGGCGAGCAAGGCCCCAAGGGCGACACCGGCCCGGCAGGCCCCACGGGTGAGCAGGGCCCCCAGGGTGAACCCGGCACCGGGCTTAATATCCTCGGCACATACGCCACGGTGGAGGCGCTGCAAACGGCGGTCACCTCCCCAAAGCAAGGCGATATGTACAACGTCGGCGCGGCGGCGCCATATAACATCTATATGTGGGATACCACGACCACCCCGCCCGCTTGGATGGATCAGGGGCAGCTCCAAGGCCCGGAAGGCCCGCAAGGCCCCAAGGGCGAACAGGGCGCGGCAGGCCCCAAAGGCGAGCAGGGTATACAAGGCTTGCAAGGCCCCCGTGGTGAGCAAGGCCCTACCGGCCCTAAAGGCGATACGGGCCCCAAGGGAGACCCCGGCGCGAAGGGTGACACGGGAGCAAGGGGCGAACAAGGCCCCACGGGCGAAGCTGCCGGATTCGGCACACCCACCGCCACGGTGACTACACTTGACGCGGGAACCCCCGCTACCGTAGAGGTGACAGCTTCCGGCGCAGATACCGCGAAGGTATTCGCCTTTAAGTTCGGCGTTCCCAAAGGTGAGCAGGGTATACAAGGGCTTATAGGCAACCCCGGAGACAAGGGAGAACGAGGCCCCGCAGGAGCGCACTTTACGCCCTCTGTGACCGCTGACGGTGATTTGTCGTGGAGTAATGACGGCGGGCTGGATAACCCCGCCACGGTCAATATACGGGGGCCACAGGGCGAGCAGGGCATACAGGGCGAGCAGGGCATACAGGGAGAGCAAGGAGCCAAGGGAGACCCCGGAGCCAAGGGCGACCCCGGCACAGCCGCAGGTTTTGGCACTCCTACCGCCACGGCAAATACCCTCACTGCCGGAGCCGCCGCCACCGTAAAGGTAACGGCAAGCGGCGCGGACACCGCAAAGGTATTTGATTTTGAGTTCGGCATCCCGCAGGGCGAAAAAGGCGCGACAGGCGAAAAAGGCGCGACAGGTGAAAAAGGCGCGAAGGGCGACCCCGGCGCGAAGGGCGATACGGGCGAGCAAGGCCCGCAGGGTATCCAAGGCCCCAAGGGCGCGGACGGCCCCAAGGGCGACACCGGCCCGTATTTTACCCCCGCCGTCTCTGCCGAGGGTGTTATCTCATGGAGCAACAACGGCGGGCTGGATAACCCCGCAAGCGTCAGCATCAAAGGCCCGCAGGGGGCAAAGGGCGACACGGGAACGAAAGGCGACACTGGCGCACAGGGCGAACAGGGCCCCGCTGGCCCTAACGAGATAACTGCCGACACCGCGACCAACATTAACGGCCTGCTTAAGGGCGTAGGCGGCAAAGTGACACAGGCCGTAGGTGGCACAGACTACCAGCCTCCCATACCTGCCGGTACTTATGCGGCCCCGGCGAAAGCAAAGATAGTGTCTCTCGCCATAGCCGATTGGGACGGCGCAGAAGCCCCTTTTACCCAGACTGTTACCGTACAGGGCATGACAACAAACGCAAACATGATTGCGTGTCCCGCCCCGGCCTCGCTTGACGTATATGGTGCTGCCGGGGTGCGCTGCACTGCACAGGCCGCGAACAGCCTGACGTTTGCCTGTTCAAAAGTGCCGGAATCGAACCTTACCGTGAATATATTGATTGTGGGGTGATGACAGTATGATATTTAACATGGTGTATGGAGCCGCAGCGGGCGGCGTGGCCTTCGATGTGCAGATTTCGACCTCTCTGCCGGCAGTGGTTGTCGATCATCAGGTGGTCATACTCACCGGCACTGAGCCGGGCACTATATGCTTCAGCTATGCGGCGCCGGCGGAACCGGTAAGCGGCGATATATGGATACATACCGTGGACAACGGCGGATACAGCCTGTCCATTGCCGGGGACCAAAGCATATTTTTGACACCCGGCCTTGTTATGCAGTATAATGGCTCTGCGTGGGAATACCGCAACGCATACATAGGCGTCAACGGCGTGTGGACGCTTTTCAGCACTAACAGCCCTCTTTCAAGCTGCACATGGGAACAGATAGCGGGCGTGGCCAACTCCGGCGAGGATGTAAGTAATTTTTGGGAGATAGGCGACAGGAAGCAGCTCCAGCTTACAGACGAGGCTCATGACGTCGCAATATACGATTTCCGCCATGATGACATTGCGGACGGCTCAGGCTACGCCGCAATAACTTTTGGCTTTACCGAGTGCATGAACACAACATACGTGATGAACGGCGGCAGTACCAACGCCGGTGGCTGGAACAACTGCCAGATGCGAACCTCGCGTATGCCGGCAATACTCAATATGTTTCCAGCGGAGCTCAAGAACGTCATAAAGACCGTCAATCGCCGCGTATCCGCCGGAAGCGAAAGCACGACAATAACCATATCAAAGGACAAGCTGTTCTTGCCGACGGAAATAGAGGTGTTTGGCAACACAAACTACTCTGCGGCAGGCGAAGGCAAGAAGTACCCCATCTTCACCACCAACGCCAGCCGTATAAGAAAAGTCGGCGGTGCTGCTGCGGTGTGGTGGCTTGCCTCCCCTTTTACGAATAACAATTATATCTTCGTGGCGGTGGCGGCGGCGGGCTCCGTTACCGGCAATAGTGCTAACAATGCGTATGGGGTGCCCCCCTGCTTCTGTATTTAATCCGTTATCCTAATATCTCCGCCCCTTGTGGGCGGGGCGAAAAAAATTTTTGTAAAGGGTATTTTCCATGTCCGTATTAAAAAGCCGTCGCGGTGAAAGTGGTATGCAATTTCTTGAGAACGCATACAACCTTGAGGTATACACGATACGGCAGTGTTTAAAATTCCCCAAAAGGTATACGTTTTTCATAACCACGGAGATGGCGCGGCTCGCCTCCAGTTGCCATGAGCACGCCAAGGCAGCCAACAGCATATACCCGACAAACGCGCACGAGGCTCAGATGCGCCGGGATCATCTCATAGAGGCGAACAACGACGTGCAAAACCTGCTATCCAAGATAGACATAGCGCGGAGTCTGTTTTCCATAGAGACCAACGTGATTGAAGCCTGGGTGGAGATGGCCGTCAACGAGGCGTCGCTGCTCTCCGGTGTGCGACAGGCGGATAAAAAGCGATACGCCGACTTGAAGTAAAAATAAAGTTTGGTTCTGTTCCGTAAATCGTGCTCCCCGTCCTCGCGGTGCTGCTGCGGTGTGGTGGCTTGCCTCCCCTAATACGAATAACAATAATAACTTCGTGGCGGTGGCGGCGGCGGGCTCCGTTACCAACAATAATGCAAACAATGCGTATGGGGTGCCCCCCTGATTCTGTGTGGCCAGACAAAGTAACCGCTGGGCGAAATCAGTGCAATACAGAAGGGGAACAGGACCGTCCCGCATATATTGCGGGTAAATATAACCCCCGATGCGGCGGCCCGGACGCTGCTTGCATGGGCGGCGAATGTGCGATAGCCGCTTTCATGGGCCTGTCCTTTGCAGTCGAGAACGCACTCCATACCAGACTGTACGGGGGTTTTCACCTTGGAGGATAAATGACCAGCGAGGAACGCCGGGAGGCACGATACCAACGCAGGAAGGCGGAGCGCGAAGCAAAAAAACAGGAGCGCAACGAAAACTGCGGCTGCTTTGAAGCCGTGTTCAGCTATGATAACATGTATGATGCGTATAAGCAGACCCGCAAGGGTGTGCTGTGGAAATCCAGCGTACAGACGTATAAGGCAAACGCGCTGGCCAACGTGTACAAGACCCGCGTGGAGCTGTTGAGCGGAAGATATAAAAGCCGCGGCTTTACGGAGTTCGACCTGGTGGAGCGCGGCAAGCCCAGACATATAAAAAGCGTGCATATATCCGAAAGGGTAGTGCAGCGATGCCTTTGCGACAACTGCCTTACGCCGCTGCTCAGTTCCTCCTTCATACATGACAACGGGGCGAGCCTGAAGGGTAAGGGCATAGACTTCGCCCTGGACAGGCTGGAGCGACACCTGCACGAGCATTACCGAAGGCACGGCACGGAAGGATATGCCCTGCTGTTTGATTTTTCAAAGTATTTTGACACGGCGCGGCATAAGCCCATATTTGACGAATACCGCCGGTGCATACGCGATGAGCGGCTGATAGCGCAGGCGGAATATTTCATTGACCGATTCGGGCCGGAGGGGCTGGGCCTTGGCAGCCAGGTTTCCCAGATAAGCGCGCTGGCGCTGCCCAATTCCTTAGACCACCACATAAAAGAAAAATTGCACATAAGGCATTATGCCCGCTATATGGATGACGGATACCTTCTCCATGAGAGCAAAGAGTATCTGCGCCGCTGCATGGAGGACATACATGAGCGGTGCGCCGCCCTCGGCATAGCGCTGCACCCGACAAAAACGCGCATAGTGAAGCTCAGCCGGGGCTTCACCTTTCTTAAGACCCGTTTTTTCCTGACGGACAGTGGGAAAGTGGTGCGAAAAATAGATCCCGGCTCCGTCGCAAGGATACGCCGCAAACTTAAAAAATTCCGGGAATGGGTAGACAGGGGCAAGATGGCGATGGAGGACGTAGCAACATCGTATCAGTCGTGGCGCGGCTACGCAAAACGCTTTGACGCATACAGGACGCTTAAAAGCATGGATGCGCTGTATTCAGAACTATTCATACAAAGGGAGGAATGAAATGTACCGCATAAAAAAGAGAGGCGCTATCCTCAGCACCGAGGACGGCGCCGTTTATGTACGGCTGCAAGAAAACGGAGTGTACATCACCTGCCCTGAGCATGAAGCTCAGGGCATTGTCGTAAACGGAGGCAACATATACGCCTTGAATGGGCGGGGCGGCTTGCTCGGGCTGGAGGCTGTAACGGTAGAGGAATTCTCCGGGGCGGCGCTCATTGCGGAGGCACACAGCGAATTGGACGGCCTCATTGCGGCTGCCAGGCAAAGCCTCATAAGCCCGCCCTCCCAAGGCGCACCGTGGAACGCCGAAGCCCGCTATACCGTCGGTGATACCGTGGAGGGCGGGTATGTGGCACTGCGATACAGCCGTGGCAAAGACCCCGCAGACACGGCCAATTTAGGCGTTTACTGGGAGATGCCGCAATTCAGCTATCCTGCGTGGAGCGACATCGAGGACGGCACGGTGATAACAGAGGATACCATAGTCACCCATGAAGGCAAATCTTGGAGGTGTATTTCCCAGCATATCAAATCCGCGGTGTATAGGCCCAAGACAGGCAGCTCCAAATGGAGCGAATACGCGGAATAAGGAGCCGCACGGCTCTTTTTTCATAATCAAAAAAAGAAAGGAAAAAAACAAAATGGACTACACACTCAAGGCTCGTGAAATCGTGAGGGATTATGTAAACGAGCACCTCGACAAGACGGACGGCATAGCAATCAACATGACTGATACCTATGTTGTTTGGCAATGCAAGACCCTCCAGAATTGGAAGGCACTTGTATCCACCACACTCCCCGATGGTATGTATTATGAGGTCACTTACAACGGTGACAAGAACGAAGTGTACCTCGATACATATAAGAAGTTCGAGAACCGCTGCATAAAACTCTAAAAAGAAAGGAAAACATTATGAAGAAACTCACTTGTATCCTCGCGGTAATGCTCATGCTGTGCCTTTGCACCATAGCCTACGCCGCAGACCCCGTAACTCTGGATATAACCGCGCTGGACTACCAGACCGGCAAGGCGGTATCCAAAACCTACGTCAACAATGAGCTTTTCCTACTCAAGGTTGACCTGGGCATACCCCGTTTTTACGACCTGACCGATATGGAGCTTATTGTGGAGCTGGACGGCGTAAAGCTGGACGCAAACGACATGAGATTGGAGGCTGGCACATATTACCTGAGCGGCATAGTTACCGACCAGCCCGCCGCCCTCCGTATAACCGTCAAGGACAAGGCCTACGACAACGCCACCACGGCAGAAGAACTCTACAACGCCATGCAGAAAAACAGGACTGTCAGCAAGACTTATTATTTTAACGCCGCACAGCCCGCCGAACAGCCCATTGCAAAAAATCCCGTGGTGATCCCCAAGACCGGCGACGTGTCTATCATAGCCTATGCCGTCTCCCTCTCCCTGATAGGC